CTTCTTGGACTTCACAACTTCCACAGATGGAGCAGGACTTCCACGTCTCGGATATGGAAGCGCTGAAGAATCACTTTACGGTGGTGGAGTTGTTGCTCAACAGTTGACAGGAGGTATTGATCTTGCTAGCAATCCAGAACAAGGACCTTATGCCTTGAACAATGGTTATGCAAGCCCAACTGGATCTTATGTTTTGGCTCCGGCCCAAGGAACCGACAACGCACAATTAGTTCTTGTTGCTTCTGGTACAGTCGGCAAAGGCGCTGGAGAGGGTGATCACCCACTTACAGCAGCAAAGCAAGAAGAATTGGATAAACTTTGTAACTATGATCCAGACTTGCATGACAAAACTGTTGTTGTTATTGAGGCAACTGGATCAACTAATTCTAACTTCTCGCAGTTAGATCTTAGAAACTTTGTTGCTCTTAATGCGTCTAGTACCAAGACTGTTGGTACTCAGGTTAGACGACTTACAAAAGTTTCGTCTGGTAGTATCAAGACAGAAGATCCGAGCAATCCTCTCTTTAAGTTTACCATGGTGTTTGCATCCACCGCATCTGCTGGTGCTGCCGTGACCCTTGGTAGAGTTGCTTCTGGTGAAGACCAGAGCGGAAAGCCAGAAAACCTCGTTAATATGACAGGCTCAACTTTAACATTAACCTTCCCAATCGTCGATAACTTCGTTAATTCTACATTTGGAAATCCGGGTGCAATTGCTGGTGATGCTCTCTGGGACCTCGAATCAAACCCAAGAATCCCAGAAATCGACATCAAAGTTGATTCTGTCGCTGTTACTGCTCAGACAAAGAAGCTCAAGGCTAAGTGGACTCCAGAATTGGGTCAAGACCTCAATGCTTATCATAACCTTGATGCAGAGGTTGAGCTTACAAGCATTCTCTCTGAGCAAATTGCTCTTGAGATTGACCGTGAGATCCTTGAAGACCTTATTAAAGGTGCTACTGCTGGAACTCAATACTGGTCACGTCGTCCGGGTAGATTCTTGAACAAGGACACTGGTGCTCAAATCAGCACTCAAAACAACGAATCGTTGATGGGTGCAGACTTTACTGGTACCGTTTCTGAATGGTATGAGACTCTCGCTGAAACTATCAATGATGTTTCCGCTCAAATCCACAGAAAGACACTTCGTGGTGGAGCAAACTTTGTTGTATGTTCTCCAGAAGTTGCTAACATTCTCGAATTCACTGCTGGCTTTAGAGCAAGCATTGGAAACGATTATGGCAATGGTCAGATCGGAGCAGTCAACGTTGGTTCGTTGAGCAAGAAGTTTGATGTTTATGTGGATCCTTACTTCCCACGTAACGTTATCCTTGTTGGACGTAAAGGTGGATCATTCCTCGAAAGTGGATATGTGTACGCACCATACGTACCGCTTCAGGTAACTCCAACTATCTTCGGTGTAGAGGACTTC